TGGTATGACAGAAGACGAATTTCAGCAGTTTAAAACTGATGCATCTAAAAAAAGAATGACTTTAGATGATGCATATTATATTTTAAACAAAGATAAAGCTGCAAAAAATGTTGCAAACAATACTAAGCAAGATATGCTTAATCAAATGAAAAATGTACGTAATATTCCAACAAGTGCTTCTGACTCTAATAATCAAGGTGATTCACAACAAAGTCCAGATAATAAATTATTTGACAACATGTTGGACCTTGATGGTGATGTAGATAACTTGTTCGGATAGATACTTAATTTTATATTAACCGTCTTCCGAGCTTAATAGCCTGACCAAAGGTATATATTAATATATACAGTTGAGGGAGGGCAAAAAAGGAGATGGTCAAATGTCTGATATATTTAACGTAGAATCATATTCAGACGTTGATGCTACTAACGGTGTCTCATCTGGTCCTAGATATGGATCAGGTCTTGATACTGGTGATCTTCGTAGAAAATTTAACTTTGGTGATAGAGTTTCTGAACTTGCTATACCACAAGATCCGTTTTTTAGGTTCTTAAGTAAAGCAGCTAAGAAAGCTACTGATGATCCAAGTTTTAAATACACTGAGAAGAGACCTTCGTGGCATAAACGTTATGCATATGTTTCAAATCATGGTACATCAGCTCAATCAGCAATTACAGGAAGTGACGCAACTGTTACTTCAGGTAATGTTGATGCTGGTGATACTTATTATGTTACTATGATTACCGATTACAATAAAGCAGGAAACTTGCAAAATGTATACGGTCAATCAAGTAATGAAATCTCACCTGGAGATTCTGGTACACAACCAGCATTTTTTCTTCCAGGTCAGATAGTAAAAATACCTCACTCAACAGCAGTAACTGCTGGTTCTTGGGATGATTCAAGTGCAACAGAGGCTTCAGCGCCTTCTGGTTACTTAATAGGTAAGGTTGTATCAGTTGATTTAGATTCTATTTCAACTGCTGCTAATTTAAAACTTACAATCATCAAAGGTGAATCTGCTGCAACTGAACTTCTATCATACTCAGCATATAATAATGCTTTGGATGCTATAGATGTTTCAGGTTTTTCTGTATCTGATTACCTCGAAAAGAAAAGATGTTATGTAGTTGGTACTGCATTTGGTGAAGGTACTGGTTATCCAGAAACTTGGAAAGATCAACCTTATTCAACTGGACAAGGCTTAACTCAGATATGGAAAACTTCTATGGCAATGAGTAATACTGCCAGAGCTACTGTATTAAGATATGAAGCTAATGAGTGGGCTAGAGTCTGGAAAGAAAAGTTAGTTGAACACAAATGGGATATTGAGCAATCATTATTATTTGGTACTCAATATACTGATGGTGATAGTATCAACTATACTCAAGGTGCTGTAGATTTCATCACAACTTATGGTAATGCATTTAGTTTAAATGTAAATAC